AGCTTGGATAGTTCAGCACGGTTAGCAGCTATGCTTCCCTTTTCAAACTCGAATGTTCCAGCCGTTTGAGCAAGAGCATTTGATAAGCTTGTTTGCTCCTTTGTTAGTGCTTTTATCTGGGCATTGTAAGCTTCGTTGGTCTTACGACCTTCTTCCGTTTCTAGCTTTAATTCTGATTGCTCCTTTTTTAATTGAGTAATACGATCTTTTACAGCAAGCAAATCGGTGATGCCTTTTTTAGCATCAATTTCTAATTGTAATATTATTTTTCGATCGTCTGACATTACATTCTTATTAATTGGCAGTTTGCTGACTGCCCTTCTACAAATTCATCCACCTTATTTAGATAGAAATAATTTCCATACTTTCTTATGTATTTTAAAGTTAAAAAATCAAGATTTAATATATCTGCTTCTGACAATATTACTGATTGGTTTATCACCTTTAGGTTATTTAACATATGCACTACATCGTAATAATAATACTGAATTAGGTATGAGAATGTTAAATTATACGCCTGGGATAAATCGCTAAAATAAGCCAATGGGACTTGCGTTGGAAAAGCATCCTGATACGTAGTTCCGTCAGAGTACCGAACGGTCGTATCACCGTTGGTTCCTAATGGCCTTAATATCACTAGTCTGCTAGCGGATGATTCTGTTTGGACATATTGAATAGGCATTATTTCCCAGCTACCTGGATTTGCTTCAGGTGTTATATTTGAGTTATCATCTATAAGAGATGAGTATATAGTGTTACCCCTATTCACCAAATCACCTATTGAATACGTTTTAAACGCCTCCCACCTGTCAGCTTGCACAAGCGTGAATCTTGGTATTTGAACACCCTCGTTTCCGCTGGGAGGCTGGTCCGTTGTAGTTCTTATATTTGCACAGGCAACGCACGCTGGATATATTAACTCGAACAATGTGGACTCTGATTCTAGAACGCTATCGTCTATTAAGAAGGAGGCATTGCCTACGCCGCCCGTCTTATCATCTTGCGCCCAACTTAAATTATTTATTTGTGTGTAGTTTCCTATTCTAAAATTGACAGTTTCCTGAATTGACAGATCGATTTTATCGCTAAAATCTTGGGCGTTTGATATGTTTTCTTTTATCTCTCTGAATTTAGTAAATATTATTTCCTTATTTATTTTAGATGGAGACAATATAAGTGCGAACTTTTGAGCAAAGTTTTTTATAATGTCTTTTAACTTTATTGCAGGTATTAATGTATTGTAATTTATTTCTGTGTTAATAGATAGCGTGTCTGTTACGGTTGCTGATATATAGCTAAAATCACCAAGCCATGATTGGTAAATATTCTGTTGTTGATATTCAATAGTAATAGTTACTACATCCCCCGGAATTAAGTCTATTGAAAAGTCGGCATCTAATAAATTGGTCTGTCCTACCCCTAGCAGATCTTCCTTATACTTTGTTGCGCCATTCTTCTTTATATAGAATGTGCCTTGCGCACCTTCTATTACTACAAAATACCACATGTGAACTCTGAATTCAACTGCGTTAAATGATTTTGATATATAAGAGCTAAAATCTCTATTTGCAATGGCGCCTTGGGTTGTTAAATTTATTGATCCTAAAGGCCTATGAGGGTCTTGTATAAATGGTCCGTTAGGATCGCCAATATAAAAGCTACTCTTAGGACTGACTCCTTTGTGAAATTCTCCATCCGTTGCGTCAAAACCTCCTGAAGGAATGAAATTATTAAATAATTTCATTAAATCTAATACAGGCTTATCTGCCGCAAACCACCTATTTTTAAATAATGTATCCGAGCTGTATGACTTGAAACTTCTCGATAATTTAACATCATCGGCGCTGGTAAATGCGTCAGGAGATAATGTTAATGCCATGCTTTGATAAATAGCATCAGAGAATATAATACCAGCCTTAGAGTATGTTGTTAATGAAAATATTTTATCCATTATAAATGGAAATAAAATAGCTGGTAATTGATATTTTATATCTACATATCCGTTTGGATCGTATCCCCCCCAACTAATAAGAGGCCAGCAGCTTTTCTTATTCTCTCCTATTGCATGCGCATTGTTTATTGTTAATATTGTGTTTACATTATACGTGTGATTAAGCTCTGACCAATCAATATCGTTAAGCGTCTTGTCCCCTATTTGCTGGAAGAAGTCATATATTCCGGAATATATTGTTATATCATATGATCCCGAATACTGCTCTATTATTGCAACGCCGTTTTCTACAACTGGAATTCCATTCTGTATATATGTACATGGCAGCTTTCTGTATGGCGCCTTAGTATTGCTTTGAGTTGAATTAGAAAAATTTAAAACGTATGCATTGGTATTTGTGTCAGGTACGGTAAACCTGTTGCTATAATTAGCTTGCCTATCCGAAAGCTCAGCAATGTCATTAACTTGATAAGACAGGGCTATTGGTTGGTCCTCTGAAAGATCTATTAACCTACCGCTTATATATAACTCTCTTTTCAATTTCTTATTGTATTAATAGATGGCTGTTGCGCTTCAAACGAAATAGTATGTAACTCCTCTTTTGTTTCTTGAATAAGAAAACTTCCTGGCAAAATCTTTATTTCCCTATTTACACTCCCGCCTTTATTTACTATATAAATTTTATTAGTATAAAATATTTCAGTAAGCGCTATCTTCTGTTGCTTTGTAAGTTGGTCTCTGCTGTATACCGTTCTTCCTCTTGCCGTTTTTCCTATTTCTGTTTCCGGATTAGTTGTATCTCCTATTCTTATATAATCTTTTACAAAATTCCCAACACTTGATGTGTCTATGCTTTCAGTTTGAGTGCCATCAAACAGGCATGAGTCCCACCCTCCCAACGTGTTTTTCCAAACAAAAAAAACTGGGTTTCTTAAATTACATTCATAATAATCTATGCCTATTGTTTCAGTTATTTTTATATCGGTTAACGGGGGGCTTGCGCCTGACTGATCTATATATCCGCATGACAGAGAATTTAAATCATACGTAGTTGTGATGTCGCCCGTTCCGTTATGCTTTATTGTTATTTGAGTGGTACCATCGCACCACTGCTGCACTGCATCATTTATGTCTAAAGAAAAATCATCAAAGCAAGGTACAGGCGGGACGCTTATCCCACCATTAAAATAATAAGTTATATGTGTTACCTCTTTTGCGATAAGCGCATACATATATATGTCCAGTACAGATCCTGTTCTTTTTGTATATAAAAGCTTATTGTTTATATCGCCTCGTGTACTGGTTAATAATATGTCTCTGGTCTTTACTTTATTAGTATCATTTCCGGTACTATCAAATACAACTAAATAAACTCCTCCAGAAGATTCCTTAACGTCTATTATCCAATCTGCGCCTAGTTGATAAAATCCTATTGGAATAGATCCTATGTATGATAAACTACTTTTTTTTGTTAATTTATTCCATGCCGCAAACCATCCGTCTCCAAATTCTGGAACGGTAGAGAAGTACCATAAAGTAGAGCTGCAATAATCTGTCATATTATTTGTACGTATCCATTGTCGACATATCCATTGTCAACGTAATAATCATTAATAGTATCGCCGGTATGTAGGTATGCATTTATTTTTTTTGTATTTGACTGAGTTGGTTCTGCAATTTTTAAATAATTTATTTTTTTTACCGATGACGAATCAAGAATATTATCGGTTAGTAGCAGTTGTGCACCATTTATATTTTGCTCTTCTATGTTTGCGAAAACCTCAAAACCTCCAAGCGATGCGTCATAAATAAAAGATAGTGTTAGCGGATATCCTTTGAACATCATTGGACGCTCAAAGGCGGTAAGAAATTTAGCTTTCAAGTCTTCTTCTATCGGAAGATTTAAAGGGGTGAACCTATTCATGCTTCCATTATCTTGATCGCCAAATTGCATAGCTGAGCATGATGCTGTTATTGGGTAAGGCTGTTCGCTATTGAACGTAACCGTCCCATTTTGTGTGGTTTGAGTGTATGTAATATAGAACCTTAATGCGTTACCCTGATCGATTGAATTTAACTTTGACAGATCGGGCGTATATTTTGAGTATAAATATGCACGTATAAATGGGCTGACGTCAAATATGAAATTGCCAGACACAAAAGGCTTGTAGATATTAGAAGCCAATAGAGTATTGGACCCTAGTTCGTAAACATTAATCATTAATGAGCTTAACCTATCATCGTCAGATGGTATGTTAAATTCATAAACAATAGGATTCCATCCGGCATTCCAGTAAGTATACACTGGAATTGGCGGGCTGCCTGAGTTTAAATACGCAAGCTTACGAGGTCGTACAGAAACACTTATTGCCATTATTGAATGTTACTTTGTTTAAAATACTCCTCTTTAAAATCGTGTCCGACTTCAACTATTCCGCCAGGCGTATTTATCCTTATCTGTCCACCATTTTCCCACCTGCCAATAGGACATCTTTCTGCTTTTACTTTTGCCTTTAATTCTTTAAAACAACTACACGCAGGACACGTACTTCTGTCCGGCGCACACTCATTACATATTCTTAATCGCTCTTTCTGGTAGGCCTTCCAATCGCCAAATAACCAAAGCCAAAATCCAACTATAATATTTTTCATTTCGCAAATGTTGTTATAACTTCACCTTGTACCTCCCTACCGAATCGCTGTAGCACCTTTGTTTCAAAGTCGCTTATTCTCTTCGGTGTAATAACGCTTGATAATACTCCGCTCTTTCCTCCTTCAATATGTAATGCAGTTCCGTGCTCCTGTATTTTTCTTGCGATAAGAAAAGCGATTGACTTCTGCTTGCTTAGTTTTTCGTTTTGAAATATTCCTTTGTCGCTCATCCATTTTAGAATGATATCTTTAAATCCTTTAGGCACCGCCCCTGGCTTTCTCCCGGTTTCTAAGACGTTGACAGAAATATTGCCATAAAGAATGCCAGTAGTATTCGTTGCTTCCGGCTCCAATGACTGTGCCGTCTTTCCAGAAGCGGTACGGTGCTGGGCTGTCTGGTTTGCCTTGATATCTTTTGACACCTGGCTTAAAAGCTGAAGTAATATATCTTTCATTTCTAGCATGGCTTCGCCCCTATTGTGGGTGTTAACTTAATCTGAAGCCCAACTCCGGAAAGGCATACATCAAATGCATTATATTCGTCGGAAATTACGAAATCTTCTATATGACTAAATAGCCCGCTCTTTGTGCACTTATAAATAAACTGAGCGCACAGCGTTCTCATTCTGTCAATGACTACAAGGTGCTGATCCGGCGTCCAATCCAACTTAGATTTTTCAGCGAACAGCATTAGTAATGGGTATTTGTCTTGCATTAGATTCCCGATAAGCTTACTATCTGATTGAACCGGGTCAAATAATATAATGAGAGTATTGGTTATTTTATCGGCTTTAAGATTAGACCAACCCTTCTGACCATGTATATAAGATGGAGCAATAGGCGGGCTACCTCCCTCTACTGTCAACTGGTTTGCGATTTGTCTTACTAATTGTTGAATCATCCGAATATTACCTTATAACTGTTATCATTTTTGCCTACTTATTATTTCGTGGTATCGTCTCTGATAACGATTTGTTTTTGCCTCATTAAGAAGGGTTGCGTATATCGTGGCATAATCCGTGAGTAAAACATCGTCAATAGTTTTATTGAGAGTTTTCGCCAAAGCGAGAATTGTTGGAAAGTCGCCGAGCTCTTTAAATTCTTCAATTCCTGCTCTAATCTCTTCCGTTGTTGGAGTGTATGAAAGCTTTTTGCTTTCTCGCTCAATGATTGCTCGAAACTCAACAAAAAAAAAGAGCACAATGGCCATGCTTCAGATAGCTTGCATTCCATTATATCTGGCAATAGCTTATCTACTTCATCCGAATCGTAAGGCTTACCGGTAACTATCGGTTGCATGTACAGCGCAAGCGCATATGGATACACATCTACTGAATTCTTACCTTCTTTCTCCGCTTCTGCTGTAGCTGATTGCAGTGCTAATTTTTGCCCGAAAGTATTTAGTCCTACTGACTTTGGTTTTGGATATTGTTTTCCGGAAATATTTATGTAATCAGGTACAAAATATAAGTGACAATCAAATTCGCCGTTAAGAAATTCAAGGCATGGTGCTATTTTCTCATCAATATCAATGTCAGCAAATTGCTCCCACGTATATTTATCAAGTCCTGATAAAATAGGTAATATATCAATAAGCTTGTTTGATTGTAATTCTTTTAGTTTAAAAAACTGCGACAATGTTAAGTCGCCATAACAACTAGGTAGGCTGAATTCAAAACCATTAGATTTAAAATGAACCATATTTGTGCAAATATTTACACAAATATAAAACTATTTATCACAGTTATGTAAAAAAGTTGTAAATATTATGCCACACCGGAACGAATACGGCCAGTTCCGGCCCTATAATGATTAATGGCATTGACTAGATTATCTACCTGATCGTCATGTGACCCATTGGGAAAACTACCACACTCATTTAAAAAACCTTCATTCCATGCGCCATCTACAATAAAGCATCGCCCTGACTCTATGAATGGAGCAATATTAGACACTCTCGTTATCTTATCGTCCACGGGCGGCGGTAACTCTAAAACATTGTATCCGCTGTTTTTAAATGATTGGACTATCGACTTTCCAGAGGCTTTTGGTTCAATCATAATCTTTGAGTGGTCCGTATAGCCGTATTGCGAGGAGTACGCCGGTATCCTCTTTAAAAGGTCAGGAAGCTCTAACCACATTTGTTCAGAATGAATGATGTAAAGGCTATTATTAATGTAACAGACGGGCATAAGTGCCGTTGGGTCGTTCTGTTGGTCCTTCGTGTAAGCTGTATCTCCAAATATATTTATCTTATTGTTACCTTGAATAGCCTTAAACTCATCGTATCCAATCTTATTAAACCATGCTTTCTTAATCTTTCCGCCACCTTCCGGGGATGGCTTTTGTAACATCTGGCCTGCGTATCCATAACTTCCCAAGTCTGTCTTAAGGCTTTTTAAAGCCGCTCTATTTAGCCTATTTGTATCGAGTAATCCATCTATGTAGCATTCTTTTAGCTCAGCTGGGCTAACTATATCCGACAGTTCGGCGGGTAGACATATGTGACTTACTTTAGACGCTCGCTCTTTTAGCGCCTTGCCGGTTGGATCCTCTTCGTGTAAGCGCTGCATAATAACAATGGTAACACTTCTATTGCGGTCCGTCTTCCGGGTGCTAAGCGTTTCGGATATGTGCTTATTGGCAGATTCCCGACCTATTGCACTGTCAGCTTTCTCCCGGTTAATAGGATCGTCAACAATAATAAAATCTGCGTGCATACCAGTAACCGTTCCGCCGGTTGAGGTTGCGTATCTTTCTCCCATCTCGGTATTTTTATACCAAGTCTTATTGTCTTCCCCTGTTTTTATCTGCCACTCATTAGAAAAGTACAATAAATATTTATCTGAGCCTATGCAATTTCTTGACTTTACAGCATGCGCTGTTGCTAAATCTGATGAATAAGAGCTGGATATTATTCTTATCGATGCGTTTCTGGACCACAACCAAGCTGGGAATAGCTGAGTGCATATACTTGACTTAGAAGAGCCAGGCGGAACGTTTATAAAAGTATCATTCTGACTTTCACCTCGCTCCCACGCTTCATAAATAGTCTGTAATCTATCGCATATATACCTTATATGCCAGTTATCGACGAGTTGAACCGATTCTATTTCAGGCCAAAACTCTTTAAAAAAGTAATAAAAAGACCGCTTACACCTCTCTGCCTTTATCTGACTTAGTGATAATGCCTTCAATAATGGCGAGGTCTTCATCTGATAAGTTTGTTAAGTCTAAGCCCAACTTCTGGCCTCCACTGGTAATATCCGTTTCAGTTTTATGCTTCCAAAATTCCCGATCCATATTTGAAAGCGCAAACGTTGCAGTGCTGTTTGAATTGTAAATCTCTGATTCGTAACAACTTTCTATAAACTTTCGAGCCTTTTGTATTATGTCAGAAAACGCTTGATTCTTATTCATGTAATCGGTCATTGATTGCCGATGTCCAAAGCCCAAGAAATAGCACAACCCTGCATTCGTTGGCTTGCACTTTCCTCGTGTTATTTCATTGTTAAAATACTCTGTAATTCTTTCTTCAAGCTCTTCGGGAGTATCGTAATGAGGCTTTCTATGCCATGCTGCTAACTTCCAATATGTATTTCCTTTGGGGGCGGCCATTATCCTATAATTTCAAATATAAATATCGTTAGGGTTAAAATTATAGACATAATAAACCCAATAGTAACACCCTTGCCTATTAACCACGAATATTTGAAAAACCTTATCACTTGTCCTGAAATAATAGCTAATATAAATATCATTAAGGTGGCTATTATGCCCCAGACAAATATTCTACCTAACCATAAACTTACAATATCAATTATATGCATAATATTTACAATAACGCTAAATAAGTTTACATATCAAAATTATTCTTCTAACAAGTTTTTCATCCAAATGGCCCCATTAGTAAAAGCGCCTCTAGTTTCATAGTCTATCATACTTGCTTGCATATATATTTCATCATCATTCAATACTTTTACTTTAATGCGCTCAGAATGATACGATTCCGCATAATTCATAAGTTCTTTATAATTGAACGGAACAGTAACGTCTCGGTTTTTCTCGTTAAACTGAGACAGCCCTTGAATTATTTGATCAACACATCTCCTGTGTGTTTCCTCTGGTGTTTCTTTCTCTTTATTTTCCATAACTTATTGTCTTACAGTTGTTAGTGTCGGGCTAACCCAGTGTTTTGGATTAAAATAACCTGGTTGTAATATTTCAACAACGCATTCGTGTTCTTGTCCTTCAAAGTCAACTATGTCACCGTTATTATACGTTTTAGTGGAATCGAAGCTTTCTGGCTTATTGCCTTCTTTTTGTGTCATAAAATGTCCTAATTTACTGGTTTAATTAATTCAATATTATCGTAATCATCTATTTTATAGCAATCGCCACAATATGTTTTTTCTTCTGCCTCAATCCAATCGTCATCTGACAAATCGCTTTTAAGACTATCCTTATCAACAAATAAAGAGAAGTCATTATAATTGCTATAAACCTTACTGCACCCGTCACAAGTACAAACAAAACATTCTTCCGTGTATATTCCCATATATTTAGTCTTTTATTACTATACCTTTTTGAGCGAGGAATGCAGGAATGAATTTCTCTATTGATACAATAGGCTCGTTTATTTCTATTAATATTTCACAGCCTTCGTTATAACATTTTACAGCTTCTATCATTAGATCTGAAAGATTGATTCCTTTTAGCCACCATTTTGGGCTAAAAGTTTCCCAGTAGTCATCTATTTTAGCCTTCCAAACTTTATCGTCGGGAGAATATTGTAGTTGACCGTGATCGGTAATATAATCATCATCGTCTTCAGGCGGCTTTGTTGCGTCTATCTTAATGTAAGCTTTCATGATATAATTTGGTTAAAACCGTTCTCGATTGTTCATGTCCTATTGTTGGGGGTTAAAATTATTCATAAATACTTGGGAACACTGTAACAAATGGATCTTCGGCTGTGGCTCCATATCTTTTCGGCCTGGAAATGTACAATTTTTTACCCGGTTTTGCTATGATTTTATATGGTATTTTATTCCTGAATGCTGAGACTGATCGCAATATTCCCTATGCTGTTCAGCGTGTGCAAAAGTCATTATTCTTTTTTCTAACAGCACTTTCAGATCGCTTACATTTTCCTTCTGATATATTTCTGATTGCCTCTTAACCTCCCATCGTTCTATTGTGAATAACATATAATCTATCTCTGCAAGTTTGCGAGCCCAACATATCTTACTCTCCGTCCTATGCTTCAAATATCTCTCTTCTTTGATAGGTTTCTATTGCTGTTTGATTCATAAGTTAATTCCTTTTAAAATGTGTGCTATGGTGTCGACATTCCAACCGTTCCCTATCATTTTATAACGCTGAGTGCTACTTACCCCTGCCGTGTAACCATCTGGCAACGTTTGCAATCTCTCGCACTCTATTTCTGTTAGTCTTCTTATGTTACCTTGTTTTAGTAAAACGTTAAGTCTATTACAAAATGTTGTTAATGCTGCTGATTTGCCAGAAGAATCGTAAAATCTGTTTTGCATTGATGGTTGAGACATGTTTGGTTGGTTATTCGAATTCACCTGTAAAATTAAATCCATATCTGAGTGATTGCCGCCTGAATGAGCGCCAGCAGTTAAGCATGATGCTTTGTCTTGATATTTTTTTAATTTTCCCTCAACATTTATTTTAAATACTTTAATATCATGTGAGCAGCCATTTCTAGATGTCAGAACGGGACTTTTATCTGAATTTTGAATTAAAGTTTCACCGCTTTTGCCTCTGTCGGATAACACTAGCGTTGTGCCAGAGTTTGCTGATAGTTGTCCATAATTATTTTTCGTATTTATTGTACCTGTTTTTTCTGGCTCTAATTTTGGCAATGAATATGTTTTTAATATTATTCTCTTTAGAGCGGTTTCCGAAATATTATAAATATCCGAAACGTTATCTTCTAAAATATCTCTCAAATAAATATGCCTATCATCTGGCTGGATTACTGGTATATTGGTCCAGTATAAGCGCTTTCTGTTTTGCGCAGACACTAGCGATGAATTGATCATTATCGGATCGCACCCCATTAACTCACTCATTTTATCTTGCCATATTTTCTTTTTTGGTATCACATTTTCAAGTAAAAACCATTTTGGATTTAACTCGTTTTTTAGTCTTATAAATTCAAAAAACAACTTGCTTTTTCCGTCTAAGCCTGTCCCATCGCCAGCCGATGACAAAGATTGACAAGGGCTTCCTCCTATTAATAGTCCAACATTCGTTACATGCTCAGGCTTTATGTATAATACTGAACCTAATTGAATAGTTTTAGGATGATTTTTATAACATATTTTTTTTGCATAAGAATCTATTTCTGAAGCATAATACCTATCGTATTTCACCTGGGCCCTGTTTAGTGCGAGTTGCCCGCAGCTCATTCCATCGAATAGACTTAAAACATTCATTTATCTTTACCCTCTGTTAAAAACCGCTCTAAATTATTTTCTTTTATAAACTGCAATGATAAAGTGGACCATCCTTGTTTACTCTTGTATGGTATAGGCCTGATTCGTTCTGCCTTTATGTATTTGTGGCAGAATAGACCTTCTTTATATTGAACGTAACAATCATCAGAATCTTCCTCTTTCATTTTTTTTGAATCAAACAAATATGCCATACCAATGATGTAGCCTTGTAATAGTGGAACGTCTGTAATAGCATCATAAATTCTTTCTGTTTGGTCTCCTGCTATTTCCTGTAGGGTTCCGGCAGAATACCCTTGCTTTGCCGTATGAATAGCTACCCAACCACGATACTTTGTATCCCATCCTCTCGTTTCTACTTTATCGTGAGGCGAAAACATTAAGTCTGCAAACGGCTGTTTCCATGTTAGTAATCTTATCTCAGGTTTTCGTTTTACAATTATTACAGGTATTTCAAATAATTCTTGCTGTTCGCTCATTTCTCTGTTTTGTTTAGTTCGGTTATTAAAGCATCAGTAACACTTACCGCAGCCTCTGCAATGCTTTCGGCAGTTGCAACACTGGGGTGAGCACAAAGTCCCTGCATAGCTGCCATAGCGAATATTTCTCGTTTTGTTAAGCCGGCCTTTGGTTCTATATTATTATGATCGCCAGTTGGCGATACTGAATCCGCTCCTGTAGTTTTCATTTATTTATCTTGTTTAAGGTTTCCTTTAATGCTTCTGAAAGATGCTCGAATGCTGTTATAGCGTCTATTATTGCCTTATCTATCGCTACAGAAATTAGAATATCAGCCTTCTTCGCTTCCTCTCCAGCTACTCCGAAGCTATTCTTGAATCTTGGTTTTCTTTCCATAGTTATTTTATTTTCCCATTTAATTCCTAATAATTTCATTTTTTATATTTTACTGTGGTTTATTTTCGTTTAATCAATTTTGCTGTTCAAAGATTTGTCGATAAGTTTTTTTACCGCTTCAAGTTTCCTAACCTCGTCGCTTATTCTTGTCGCTTCTTTCTGTTCGTAAATCTCTTTTTCCTTTTTGTATCTGTTTTCTTGAGATATCGCCAGTGTGTTTGCTTCCGTTCTAGTTGAGCCATCGTTTTTACTTTTCGTATCCCGATGCAACCCCTCAAGCGCATCCGCCTTATTGGCCATGTATTCGGAAATTATACCCATCACAATCCCGTGGCTTAAGCAGTTGTAAAATTTCATACCCTCTTTCCTGGCATTTTTTAGCGCCATTATGAAATCTTTTACAGAATCGTGGGTGTAAGTTGCAATCAAGTCCTCAGCACATTCGATAATATCTATCGAATCCATCGTTTTAGATGCCTTTATAGACTCGCAAAAGGATTTTATGACCACACACACCAGTTTGACCAACATCTCTTCTCCTAGAGCCCTTTTAAGCTCAAAAACCTTTGGTGCTTCAGCCGCTTTGATTATGGTTAAGTCTTTTCCCATGTCGTGAATAAGTAGTCTTGCCTGACCGATATCGGTTGCAAGCATCATCTCAACTGGCATATCGCCCCTTAGTAAAGTTACCAACTGCGTTTCCGGCAGCTTCTTGTTTTGCGTCAACCTGTTTTGTGCCATTTTTCAAAATTAATTTGCCTTGTTTTTTATCACCCAACATAAACGTTCTGGCTGTTGCTATCCAATCTATTCTTTTCATTCCCTTTCCCGCAGACCAGCTTTTAACATTCTCATAATAAATTTTCAAATCGCAATACTCATAATCAGTCCCTTTAAATTCCGCTTCAAATTTTTCAAAGTCGACAAATTGGCTTTCAGAAAACAGATGATTTTTGCCACTCTTTTTTTTAATATTATTATCTTTATTTTCATCTTTATTTTCATCTTCCATATGTTTATCATATGATTTAGATATCTTTTTACTCTTTTTAGGTTGCTTAGTAGTTGACTTTCTATTACTTGACCTGCTTTCTGAGTATGCCTTTCTTAGATTAATTTCTTTTTCCAAGCGAACATTGTAATATAATCCTGCGCTGTCTTGTATGAATTTTTTCATCACTTTTGAATCAAGTGATTTACATATGAATAACACTTGTTCTTTTTCTAAATGGCCATGCTGGTGCTGAGCCATTAACAAGCGCATATATTTACCTAATTCATCATCATTAAAGAATTGTGTACCGGTTGAAAAGTCGCCTGTATAAAATAGAAATGCTGGATCTTTTGCCATTAAAAACCGCCTCCTGTCTTAAATTCGCCATGGCAGAATAACATTCCCTTTAATGCTATAGGTTGCCATAGTGCCAACTCTCTATAAATCTGCGCCCTTCTAACTTTATCCCAACGAACATCTTTTAATTTCTCTGCGTATGTCATATTACTTTCTCAAAACTTTTAAAATCCACCAATCTCTTAATATTCGCCTCCGTAGTTTCAACGGCTGGCTTTATTCCTCTCTTTATGTAGAGAATTTTTCCTTTGTAATACACCTCGTAAGTAAATCCGTCTGTGTGGCATTTGTAGGTTCCTTGCATTACATTGATAATATTAATTGTGATTTACTTTCTGTGGCATTGGCAAGATTCTGAATAGCGATATCATAGTATGATTTCTTTAATTCTATACCTGTAAATTTTCTACCCATTTTAAGCGATTGGAACCCTTCTGAGCCAATTCCAGCAAACGGACTAAGTACCATTTCGCCAGGATTTGTATAGAGGTGAATTAACCTTTCTATTGTGCCTAACTGCAAAGGACATATATGCTTCTCATCATCTTCATCTCTGCCATTTCGGTAATTATTAAGCGTGTTACTATAATCAATATCCATCCAAACGGGAGATGCGTATTTTTGCCAAAGAGATATGGGTATGTAGTTTGGATCGCTTGAATTAGTAGAGGTATGTTTTATTGGAACTTGGTTATCTCCTAGTTTTCTAAATACATAAATATAATCAGGGTTTCCGGTTCGAGTCATTGCAGCATCTTTATCCTTCTGCTTATTAAGAAGTCCTATTGCTTTTGTGCGCTGCATTTCCACTACCGGATTTTTCCAGATGGTAATCGGAGGACCATGTAACGTGAATCCGTTTCTTTCAAAACAATCCTGAATCATAGCAGGGAAATTTCTAAACCCTAAATACCCTTCTTTGCCTTTTTGTATAGGAAGAAACTGACAATGTACAGCTACTAATCTACCAGTCATCATTGCTTTATGTAGGGGAGGCATCATAAAATTAAAGTGCTCGAAGAACTCGTTATAGTTCTTGCTATTCCCCATATCCCTTGGATCGTCCGAGTATACATACAACTCTGCAAAGGGAGGGCTGAATACTGAGAAGTGAATGCTTTGAGGCTCTAATTTTGAAAGTTCCTGACACGAATCGCCGTGTATTAATTTGTAATCCTGCATAGTCTTTTTCTCATTTCGTTAAATTGTTTTTCTTTTCTTTTTATCGATTGTATTACGTTGCTCATTGTATCAGTTGTGATAAGCCATATATTAACCGTCTCTTTTTGTCCGAATCTCCATGACCTTCTAATGCACTGGTATAACGCCTCAAAAGAAAAGTCAGGGGATGCGAATACTTGATTTCGACAATTCTGATAATTCAATCCGAACCTGGCAATCTTCGACTTTGTAATCATTACCCTAAATTCATTTCTACCAAATCCGATTAAGTGTTTTTTCTTTACCTCCTTTTTATCCGAACCGGAAACCTCTATTGCACCAGGTATTAACTTTCTCAGGTACTCCCCCTCTATATCCTGCTTAATCCAAACTATAAAGCTTTCAGAGGACGCATTGACAATTTTCGCTACTTCCGATAATCTAACTTCCATTGTTCTTTTCAATTCCTGATTCTGATTTGTAGCAGAAACTTTTATTTCATTGAACATGACATAAGGACTATCGTTTGGCGTTTGTATTTCTTTTTCAAAATACTGTATTGGTGGTAGTATGTACTTAGATCCATCAAAGCCTAAATCTGAGGGGTTCGACATGCTTATTGACCATTCATTAATAAAATCATAGAATCGTTCTTTAGCATGGCCTTTTATTCTCCATTTACTCGTTTCTCCCCCATCATGAGTGAAATACATAGCCAATATTTCTAGCCTGTTTTTCACTCCTAGAAATTCGGCGTGGTTACATATTTCCATTTCATCGTTTGGCGATGGAGTAGCTGTACATGCTAACCTGTAAGGAGTTTCTTTGAATGCCTCTATTAATAATTTCTTGTACTGGCCTTCAAAATTTTTAAGAATAGAACTTTCATCCAATACAACGCCTGAAAATAAAGATGTATCAATGTTCTCGATTTGCTCGTAATTTGCTATCCATATTTGTGGTGATCCAACCACAGAATAAGCAACCGGATCGTATTCAAAAACTTCAATTCCAAATCTCTCTCCTTCTGATATTGTTTGTTCGGAAACCGCTAGAGGGCAAAGGACTAATACATCTTGTCCTGTGTGATTTACCACAGCATCTGCCCATGCTAGCTGCATTAATGTCTTACCGCCCCCGCAATCAACAAACATGGCATATTTGCCAGCTATCAGAGATTTACGAACTATGAACTCCTGAAAATCGAATAGGTTTTTATTTAACACTTCAGGTGAAAATCCTGAGTGTGTAAACGTTTTTGTCTTTGATTCGATAAATTCTTTGTAGTTCATCCTAGATATTCTAATTGAAAATGCTCTATTATTTCTTCTTCGTTTTTGAAAGTTTTATATCCCATGTGTTCAGGAAATACAACTCCGTTTTCGTTCATTACGCTTTTGAATATTGCCAAGCGTCCTGTGAAAA